GTCTGTAACAGAACCATCCGTGGTGGTAAGAGCCGAGCTTGTGCCAGACAAGTTAAGTGTCACAACTCCGTTTAAGGCTGTGTCAATAATATCAAAGTTTGTGTTTGTGGTGTCACCCCAAGTTCCCGACTGTTCGCCAGTACCTGGTTTTTCAATACCTGTTCTAGTGGTGTATGTACTAGCCATTTACGCGACCTCTTTCCAATCGGCTGCCTGACTTGGTGTTATATCACTCCAAATATCGCTGTCAGGCGGCGTTATATCTGACCAAGAAGCGACTTGATCGGGAATTATTTGTCCCCATATGAACACAATACCAATATTTCCGCTCGCTGACAATCCTGTAACGCCAATTGCCATATCATCCACTTGCGGACGACCTGCTATGGTTTGACCTACAACACCGGATGCAATGGCAACGGCTATGCCTTCTGCGGTTGCTGTGCCTATCGCGCCTGTAGCAGAAACACCTGTCGGGAAGACGTTGGCTGTACCAACAACTTGCTCGTCACCAAAGCCAACAATTCCTGAAAGGCCTGTTTCCTCGACAATAGCACCACCTGCGGCAAGAGCATTGCCCAATGCTCCTGTAGCAGAAACCCCTGTTGGAGTGACTAGAGAAGTCCCTGTAGTTACAACTGATCCTACGGCAGTTGTGGAAGCAGTCCCCGTGACCGGAACGCCAGCCCCCGCAAATATAATTGCGGATCCTACTGCGCTTGTGCCAGAAACACTCGTTACAGGGAAAACACAGTCTAGCTTGAGGGAGGGAGTGCCTAAACCACTGGTGCTGGAAACACCTGTAGCCGCAACAAGAGCATTTCCTGTTACGGCTTCGTTACCTAGTGCTGTTGCTCCTTGGACACCAGTGACTTCAACGGGTAGGGCTTCGTTCCAGGATCCCTGACCCCAAGTACCTCTGCCCCACCCCGTAATTTGAGTCACAGTTTACTCCGTTAAGCGATACGGATAATAGCGTTTGAAGCGTCCGCTGTTGGAAACTGAATAGTAAATGTTCCAGAAGTCGATGTTTTGTCTGCACCAAAGTCCAGAACAGCTACTGCTTTATTAGTAGCAGAGCTATTGTAGATCAGAGCGCCACGAGCGGTAATTGTAGCTGTGGTGAAGCTCAAATCAGCAAAGTCTGTAATAGCAGTTGTTCCATCAGTAGACGGAGTAACATTTGTCAAAGTACCCCCACCAGTTGCGTAAGAACCACTGGTAGCCACTTCTCCAGTAGTAACAAACGCTGTAGTGGTTGCGCCAAGAGTCGCCGTAGTGCTTGATTTTCCACCGGATGAGATAGCGTACAAAGCTAACTTAAAAGTGTCGCCTGAAGTGTTTGTAAAATTGTGTGTACCTGTTAGGAGTTCTGTCTTAAAAGAGGTACACATTGCTTGAGTGATTGCCATTATAGTCTCCTAATATATTCTGCAATGTCTTTATGACCTGCATTCCGCAAAGTCTGGCATATAGTACCACGCTCTTCACGTTTCGCCAAGTCTATGTAGAAACGTAGAATTTCTTCAACTTTTTCCGAAAACACTTGCGCCTGTTCTTTTATTGCAGGAGGAGCATCTTCTGCCACATAAATTATCTTGTTTTTAGCTATTTCAGCTATCTGATCAGACGACAAACCACCATTATCGGACGTAGCCACGGAAATACCGCCAACTTCCACCCCTGTTGATACACTAATCATTATATGTCACTCCCGGTACATCATGTCTTCCTATAAGAACTGGCCCTCTTACATCGAGTGCTTCTGGAGATGTTAGTTCTTCTTCTTTTTGTTGCGTATGTTGAGACTGAGGAACAATACTTATTTGACCATCTTGTATGGTTTGCACTAGAGGATCATCAAGTCTATGGTATCCATATAGCTTTTCATTAGCTGGAACATTCGTGTCAAGAAACCCTGAAGTTTTTGCAGTTACAACTTTTATGCCTCTAGCCAATGCTATCGCGCACCAAAACTCACAACAAGCTCTTCCTGCCTCTGCAAAGTTGATGTTCTTTTTGTAACTGAAATCTATGCCAAACAAGTTGATTTGCTCGACCTTTTTGTGGATCGCATATGCCAACGTATACGCTACTGTATTGTTGAAATATGCATAGCCAACATCCTGTATAACTTTAGCCAAGGGATACAGTTCAATTTCTGGAACCCTCTCATCTAAACAACAAGAATAAATAGGACCCTTATTAGGAGTTTTCAGTAAGAACTCTTGAGCAATGCCAGTCTGAGTTCCAGCTTTTATGTCATCTAAAAACCTGCTAGCAGGATCCATCATAAAAGTGCGATCAACATGCATGATCCCACCAATACTGTTTATGCCCCATACTTCATCAAATTTTGCTGAGTTGATCTTATTCATGACGTAGTCATGGATGCTGCCACCCAACCCTAAAATGGCAACACTCTTACCCGCAAGATTTTTTTTCATTGTTTAGGAACTCTTGTTAACCCTACTCTGTAGGCGTCTGTATTCTCGACACCTTCTGCGTATATTTTAAGGCGTGTAACAGCCTCTACGAATCTTTTTTCATACATTTGTATGACTGCCGGTTCACCTTTCATAAAGGTGTATGCTTCTGTTAAACATCCATATAGCAGAGCATCTGGAGCGTTATCCCCAAACCATGATGTGCCTGTGGTGGTTATTGAAGCAGGCCTGTAATAATAGTGGAGTTCTGTACTATAGGCTTGATCTGGAGTAGGCGCTATAATGAAGTTATTTACATCGAATACTCCATAATATTTAGGCTCTCCAACTACCGTGGAATCAGGCGAATACTCTTGCAAAAAGTTAACGTCTTTTTGCAATAAAAATACATTTGCACCACTTTTTGTAAACGAAAGAGAAAATGTAGCAAGATAATCCGTAGGAACAGCTAAAAACTTATTGCTCGCAGTCATGTTGGCTGAGACATTTTTTCTAAAATAATCAAGATCAACCAGCTTTAGAAGACGTTCCTCCGTGTTGCGTATAAAGTTATCCAGATTACTTACAAACGTAGTCTCATCGTTTTCTACGAAGTCTTGAATAGCTTGTTTTAAAGTTGTTGAGGTATATGTCATGTTATACTCACAGTAACAGAACCTAGGCTGCTAGTAGATGAAAGACCTGTGACTGGAACAGTTACGTTTTCAGTCGTAAAAACACCCACATCACCAAGAAAGCCTTTGGCAGGAACAATATGCTCGTACCTTATGGTAGTCAAACTAAAGATGGGGAACGTAATCGTTACAGATGGGAAAGGATTTTTTACATCTGGTCTGGGATCCCTTAACGCCTGTGGATCAAGTGCTTTACGTCTTGGTTCAAGTTGAGGGTGCTTTGGTTCGTACTCGTCTTCACCAACCTTTAACCCGTTCCACTCAACTTTCATATCCCTCAAACGGTAACGAAATCCAGAACGATCAGATATTCCATAAGCATCTTTTCCGGAAGCATAGTTGCTCATTAGACCCTCAAATACTGAATACTAGGCTGCAACTTTAGAGAAACCCTGTCTTCGTCCTCATCTGCGGCACGTTGGAACTCTTCCTCATACACAGTTTTTAATAACTGAATCCGATCTGGGGCTTTTTTCAAAGCAATATAGTATGCCATCCCAGCTACCGCGCAAGGCAGAAAACGAAAGGGCAGTTCTATATCATTGGTCAGTGCATCAGCATCTTCAAGACGCCGAATATAATAATAAACAAGCTGATCAGTGCTGTTCTCAGGTGTAGGCCACATTGTAATTTGAGGCAAAACCTGACGATTAAAATAAAACTGAGACGGGCGCCCTGTAGTTGTCTTACTTGGTACAGATAAGTAGTCGCCACGGCTAATCTTGTTTATGTCGTAGTCTGTACCGCCACGCCGGATAACAACTTCAAGTAAATCCACTACGTCAGCAGTTAATGTTTCAGTAGCTTGTCCTTGAGTCAATGTTATCGTAGCTTGACGCACTGTCCAGAGATTTATGCCTCTGTTTGCCCAATCTGCAAACATCAAATTCATAGATCGCCGCGCAGTGCGAGCGTCATATCCGGTGCGCACTTCTAATCCACACCGCTCATACGCTTCTTCGATAATGTCAGAGACATCAAGATTGAAGTCTCTTGACCCAGACGTTGCCATTACATTGTTCCTCTAGGCTTCCGTGTAGGAACAGAACCCTGCATCATGTTTCCAAGATTTTGCGCAAATAGCTGCGCTCTTTTCACATCTACATTGCCACCCATCTGATAACCCATAGCCATGGCTTTGCGTGGGCTGACCATGCCACCATCTTTGTAGCCTTTTTTGTTCTTTTTCATACCCTTCATGACTTTTTTCTCCTTCTGACGGATTTAACTCTTTTAGGCTTGCCAGCAGGCTGCCCCAAACGCTTCTTCTGGGATATCCTACTCTTTTTTTCGCTTTTAGACAATTCACTGGCTGTCTTTGGCGTTTTGGATGAAACCCGCTTAGACGGGCGACAATAAGG